TGGGTTATCTTGATACATGGTACCACCCACGGCTGCACCGATTGCGGATGCCGATCTTAACGTACCGCCGAGGGGTACAAATAACGTAGGTAATAACTCACCAGCCAATTGAAAGCCAGTGGCACCATCGAGATTCATGTCATCAATATTGTCTTGTCGATATGCCTCATGTTCTTTCTCAAGTTGATAGTTTACGTACTCCGCTTCTCCCGCTGGTAGTACGCCAATGGTTTCTCCAATCTCCGCAAAGGCCTGCTCAAGACCACCCTTGGCCCTGAGTAAACCATACAGAACATTATTAAACTGACCGGAATCCAGAAGGTCTGACCACTCAAAGCCAGCTTCAGGTTCTCCCTCGTTTAAGACAAAAGGGGTTATCATCGTCGTAGACCTGTTGTTGGATCGCGATTCTCGGGGTTGCGGTGCATCATTGAGGTGTTATAGGCGCGCTCTGCATCAAGCTTCTCGGCCTTAATCTCTGTTGGAGTTTTCACCGCAGACAATTCTACGTTATTTAATTTCCCAAGAAACTTCTCTGTATCTAACAGATCCCAATAGTTAAAGTAAGCATCCTCATCGGTGCTATTTTGTGCAAGCTGTTGGGCTTTTGCTTTTTGACTATCAAGTAGGTCTTGCTTGTTGTTACTATTGTTTAACCATGCTTTTGTGATTTCGGGATTCGCCTGCATCCAAGCATATTTACCACGCCTGTAGTCTGCCGCCTCTTCTTTAATCAGACCATCCTCTAGTTGTTGTGTAATTAAATTACTAGGGGTTACAGTACCCTGCATCAGCCCATCTAAAGACCCAGACTTTAGGTTGCTTGTTCTAAAACCATCGGGTTGAGGTTTAAACTGCATAGCAGTCTCATCATAAACCCCACGCGCTGTGTCCCTCCTGTCAATCTGTATTTCTTTAGCCTTCATTTCGTTAAATGATGGGAGTCTCCCAGTGTTTAGTTTACCATCTTTAAACAGATCATCGAGCACACCTGTTTTATTTGCAAGTGCCATCGCTTCTCGAATATAGTAGTAATCTGACTCAGGGGGTTTATTGAATTGTTTAAGAGGATCAGCTTTAAACTGCTCTGCAATTGCTTGTTCCTTAGCACTGTTACCTAAACGTGTTAGCACACCATTCAGTTGCGCTTGGCTGGCATCATCTGATTGATCTTGTGTAAACCCAAAGAGTTCAGTGGTGTTTAACCCCAGATCCATTAGACTTGGCATGTCGTCAGGCGTTGTCTTTATCCGATCCGAATAAAGTTTCTTATTGATATCTTGCTGCGCATTATAGGCAAAAGCCTTGGGCTTCAGAACTTGAGCTAGGTTTAAGTAACGAGCACCCGCCTTATCTCCCTCTGGAGTTCCCTGTCTGAAGGCTATCTGTGCGGCGGCTAGAGTATTCTCTGGAGTCAGGTCTTGCATGAGAGTTCTTATCTCAGCCGTAGCTGCTTCTTGCCCTGTGATAGCCTCGTTTTCAGCCGACACTTCAGGGTCGTCACTAAATTTCTCAGCTAGCTTCATTCCAAACATACCTCCCAGCGCAGCAAGGCCGCTGCTTAGTACAGGAGCATGCCCCGTTGCCGCGTCTGCTGAAATACGTTGTAGAGTTTTCCTTCTTTGTTTGGCACTTCTTTCATTAATGTCTGCGAAAGATGTGCCAAACATGTTGCCGTAATTTGTAGCCATTGTAATTCCTCTATTATTCAATTGGTTTGCTTGGCTTACCCCACTTTAGAACTTTGACTTCGCGTAACCTTTAGCTACTGACCCAAAAATCTTGGACGCTGTGCTTTCATAGGCTGGTTGCATGTAAGTAGATCCCGCCGCTGCCGCTGCTCTGGCCTGTTCTGCCGATAATCCTTGTCCAATTAAGTCGCTTTCCATTGCATTAAACATACCGTAGTTCTGCAATTGTTGATTCTGTAGGTTTGCATAGTTGGTTAGTTGATCTTGATTTGCCCCAAAGGCACCTAAGTTTTGGTTGTAGTTCTGCTGACCTGTTGCAAGGTCTTGATTAAACAGTTGTCCACCAGCAAGCATTCTTTGCTGCTCCGCACTTAACCCTTGGTTATACATCTGATTCTGTTCACCCAAGGCTGACTGTCGTGACTGTTGATATAGGTTAGCCAGTGCATTACTCTGAGCCGCGCCCGTGTTATACATGTCGGGATTGACCATACCGCCACCACCAGCACCCATGGCACCAGAGCTTAACATCAGACCACCGCGCCCAGAACCCTGAAGGGACTGAGCGAGGTTGGCATTCTGTTGTGCAAACTGTGGGTTAAGTACACCCAAGCCCTGCTGAAAGTAATCATCAGTGGCCTGACCAACGTCAAACGGTTGACCGCTGAAGTTGGTACCCATCATGCCACCAGTCATCCCTTGGTTTGCCGATTCAAACTGTTGATTCATAAAGGGATCGGCACTGCGGATAGCCATATTTGTTACTTGGCCTCCTAATTGATTGTACTTATTTAGGGCGTTATTTTGTGCTTGTTGATTAGCCCCACTAAGTTGAGCACTGACGGTCATGTTTCCATCATCATCAAAAGTTGCTCCGCTTGAACCAGCCCCAGACGTTAGCGTGTAGGGTTGAAATTCAGCACCTTCTGTTTTTCTTTGTTCGGCTTCTTTATTTCCTAGTAGTTTGTCAATAAATTTAAACACAGTTGTATCTCCAAGTGTTAGTTTTGTTCAAGTTATTCATGTTAATCAAAATGCTCGAATTGCGCGATAGAGCTTTTGGTTATAAACGGCAGTCAGCCCAAGACTTCCGTTGCTAAAGGTCACCACCTTTCCCTCTGAAGGGCCGCTATTGCCAGAGCCGCCGTTACCGTTATTGTTTGAAGTCCAGTAAGAGTCGGAACTAAAACCACCTACACCATTAAGGTATAAATTGGTACGCATTAACTGTAACTCGGTAATAGAGGGCAAGTAATAACCCGCATATCTAATGCCATTAACGGTTCTAGAATGACCATGGCAAGCTTGTGCTGCTGACGCCGAAGATCCTGCATTAGCAGACGCACTGGACGCCTCTCCTTGCGCTGAAACTATTATCAGTGTGTTTGCATAACCACCACCGATACCATCTGCACGGGCATCTAGATTATCGTAAGTCCCGTCATACCACATCGTAGTACCGTACTGAACGGGATGTGCTTCAAGACCATGCATTCCCGTATGATCAACATAGAACACAAGCCCACCAGCAGGCCCAGTGTCACCTATTGAGAAAGAAGCCATTGCGTCTAACTTTACACCATCCGCTGCCACATCACGACCATCTACAGTCCCACTGACGGCTAATGATGTCAACGTACCAACACTGGTAATCGCTGGTTGTGCAGCGGTTGTTACCGTGGCTGCTGTGGTTGCACTGCCAGTTACATCTCCAGTTACATCTCCAGTTACATCTCCAGTTACATTACCAGTTAAGTTACCCGTCACGTTACCCGTCAGAGCACCCGCTAAAGTGGTGGACACTACCGAGTTAGCCGTTATGGCAGCAAAGGCGCTTGTGCCTGTATGTGTGGCGTTAGCGGTATCGGCCTTGGTTGAAATAGCCACGGCTATTGCGGCTAGATCAGTGTTGATTTCAGTACCGGATAACACCTTAAGGGGAGTACCACTACTGAGGGAGTCTTTAGCAGCATAATCTACTAGTTTTGTGTAATTACTCATTAAAGCATTCTTCCTATTTTAGTTAATATGTTAAGCTTTTGTAAGCTAAGTATTTGCCCACTAATGATCGTTTCAAAACCAACTTGAAGCACTGTACCAGAACCACCCACGGGTAAGGCAATATTTTCCAGAGCAATACCAGAGGAATATTCTGCAATGTTATACTCTGAAAGACCATACTCAGCGATAAACGCAGAGGCCGACCCAAGGTGCGGGTAGGTTTCAAATCGTGATTGGTAATCAGTAGACACCTTTATGTTAAAACTTTGAGCATTTGAGCCGAGTAAAACCAAACCTACCTTCTTTAATATTTTAGTAACTGAGGCATCACCCATGTCAAAATGATTCGTGTAGTATGTCATTGGATAGGGCAGCCCATAATCGGTATAACCCTCGTACTCTGCAATACCAGCAGCGCCTACAATGTTTATAACGTCCGATAAGGGATCAAAAGCATATGATATATGAGGAACATCAGACCACGTTGTTACCCTAAATGAACCATCTTCAAGAATACCCTTGGTATCAAAACAGTATGCTTTCTTTCGTGTGGGAAAAGATAACAGATAGAAACCATCAATGGGTGAATAGATGGCGGTAATTTCATCTATCGTTACATTGGTTGTGTTCTTTGTTTCTAATACATCATCAAGTAAATCATCACGGACGTTCATGGAGACATCTCGCATGGGTCGTGACTTCTCTTGTATGGTTCGACCAAGTGATCTAACACCCGTGGAATCCAAGAAGAGAACATCCTCACCTGTATTAACTATTGTCTTTGCCGCTATACAACCGACCCCGTAGATTATATCTGCGAGGGTTAGATTCGTCACCGTTATGGTATCATTAAAGTTATTGACCTGATCATCATAGATGACGATGGAGTTCCTACATAAGATTACCAGTGCGCCGTTCTGAGTTGCTAGTCCCGTAATCTGGTCGGTACCCTTGGGGAATACACTTGCAATGTCGAGAACACCAGCGGTGCCTTGTGTCCAATCTCGACCATCGTTTACATCTGAAAAGTAGACCTTAGTTTTATTGCCCAAAGTTCCACCAATCTTAGCAACCCACAAGCGCCCAAAGGAGGACATCACAAAACCACCTTGAGGTATGGCTGCAATGTTAGTGGTGATGTTTGCTGACTGGGTTGGGCTACTACTTCCACTAGAGCCATCACCCGCTGCTATAGCGCCCGTAAAGTCAAGGTCTTGCATTGGCTTTAATGTGCCAGCAACGGGATCATATACCAATGGACGATAACCCTCTTGGAAGAAGTAGGCAAGATCATTCAAGGTTGCTGCCATCCAGTTACCAGTCGATAGGCTCTGTGCCGAAGCACCTGTAACATCAAGGGCAGTCAGGGTGGTATAACCCGTGTAGAACTGTGTTGCACTCCAACTGATTGTTGTCTTGGCACCCGTGAAGTCTATGAAGTGGTGCATGCCCACTAAGTTTACAGCGGCAGAAGAACCACCGCCTGCTAGTTGTGTGGTCTTTAAGTCCCATCCCTTACGAGAACCCAGCCGTCCAAACTTATCGATGATACAGTTGTCTGCTTGTAACGCAAAACCATCCTGTAGATTTACCGACGATGACTGGGTGTTTATCCCAAGTATCGCGGGTGCCGCTATTGATATGGACTTAAGAGGGCGGCTCATTACACAGCTTCCCAGATGGTTTCTTCTGGGTGCTTCTGAGCATCCAATTGAATTGCATCGGATAGTGATCGAGATGCAATGGCAAACGCTGGGCCTGCGCCAACGCCTCCGTCTTCCCCGCGTTCTTCGACGGCCTTGGCATACGCCAGTAGGATTATCGGACGGGCGGGTATGGAATACGTGCCACCCTCTATGTCAGTGTCCGTTGAGGTAAAGTCAACCTCTCGCGCAATGTAGTTAATCCTAATTGTTTCTGCACCCGTTGGCTTGGGGTAGAATTCAATCTGGGTATCTCCATCAGCCGATACACCATTGAAGGAGTAGTACGTGGGTGAGCCTGAAGCGGGAGTATTCTTGAGGTACCAAGAGTTAAACTGATTAGCCGTTGCGTACTTAATGTCGCTGTTGGTGGTATCATTGATTACACTTAAGAAGGTCGATGAGTTACCCGTGCCATTCAGTTCATAACCAAACGTGTCGGCAATGGTCGTTACGGTAATTGTCTTTCTAAGGCCGCTCCAGTTCCAAGCTGCTTCAATCTCTGACTTGGCATCATTCAATAAGATACCAATTAAAGCCGAGTAAGGAGTGCTTGTTGCTATTGAACTTACAGAGACTAGTGGTTCCCTCAACCTACTGAGCACTTGATTAATGGCTTCTTTGTATGTCATTTGTTATTCCTCTATTAGTAATCTAGCTGCTGCTCTAGCATCTAAGATGTCAGTTGGCACAGCCGTGCCTGTGTCTGCCTTGCGTATGACGTACCAATCGGTATCTGCAAGATACGCTAGGTTTTCTTGATTGATCTCTCGTTGAGCATTGGCCGCAATCTCTGCGTCCGTAAACTCTGGGTCAGGCGTGTTGCCCTCGGCTATCCACTTTTGGACATCGTGATAGTCACTGTTGCCTCCAGAATTGGGTACTGACATTGAGCCATTGACTAACCAACCTTCGCCTTGAATCTTTACAGTTTCAATCGTCATCTTATAACTCCGCACTTGCGTCAAAAGAACCACTCATTGTGGTGGTTGTATATCCAGTCGAAGTAATCCTTATTCGTTTTATCCCAGATATATTAAATTGAGAACTATGAACCACTTTGGCTGCTCCGCTTACTTCGGTTTCTCTTAAACTACCAACTGTGCCAGTGCCATTTTCCGTAGAATAATAAGTTATTGACGGAACTCCACGTTTAGTAACCGCAAAAGGAACACCGTTACAGGCATATCCTATAACATGAACCACCCCAAATGAGACATTGCGCTCGAAGTACCTCTGACACAAAGCCAACTCTTGCCCGACTGATCTTGGCTCAAATTCTGTGGCTACACTGCCAGCTTCCATTTGAACTTGTGAAAATTCAAACGTGCCTGATTGTTGACCGAGGGAGTTTGTTCGCGC